CAGAAAATAGGTGGTAAAATATATGCTGATATTGCAAGTGGTATGACTCATTATGGTAATTACTCATTTAAAGGTAACGTAGGAACACAGTTTAAATCAGAATGAAAAAATATTACATATTAGATAACATATTAAGTAAGACAGAAACATTTAAAATTTACAATAATTTAACAAACTCACCAACTTGGAGTTTAAATAGATCTTCAATTACAAATGATGATTTTGAATCATCTATAAATACATTTCCAGGAATTGTAATTCAACAAGAAGGTCACTTGTTTAATCCGTATTTTTCGGGTTATTTTCATTGTTTAACAAGTTTAGTAAAAGACAGGTTTTTCAATCACTATAATTTTAATTTACCTAATGATATATTTAGAATTCATGTAGGTGCAAAAAATGATAAAAGTGAAACACTTTTTCATTCCGATATGCAAGACAATGAATCATGGACAATTTTAGGTTTTCTTACACCTGTTTGGAAATCGGAATATGGAGGTCAAATAAATATTGAAGGTGAAAAATTAGATTATATTCCAGGTAGGTTTGTTATTTTTAAATCTAATACTTTGCACAACGGAGGTTATGTAAACAAAAATAATTTAGATTATTGGAGAATAAGCATAAATATTATTTTAAAATGAGTATAAAAATAATTGATAATGCTGTTTCAAATGAAATGTTTAAATTAGTTGCTGAACATTTTAGCAAAGGTATTTGGGATTTTACTAATAGGTCTGAAGAAAATGATTTAAATACAAGTTTTTCTGCAAATGATTACTGTAATCAAGTTAATTCTTTAATAAAAAATAAAGAATTAAATAAATCTAACATTGTTTATAATTTGTGGACGCATGTAAACGAAAAACTACAAGTAGAAAAAAACTATAAAAATAAATTAGACAGAATGTGGTTGAACGGAGGACCTCCTTTGTATGATCAAAAAATTCATTGTGATAATTGTGACACTTTTTCAAAAGATCTTACAATAGTATGTTTTGTACATTCTCACTGGAATACAGCATGGGGTGGTGAGCTTTTAATTTATGATGTTAATCAAACAAGGGTAATTAATGGTGTTTTTCCCTTACCCAACAGAGTTATTATGTTTCCTTCCTATTTACCTCATAGAGCAGTTTCTGTATCTAGAACAAGTTCAAAAATAAGAGTTTCAATAGCATTTCAATGTAAATATGATTATAATCTTTAAATTTTTAAAAAATTGTTTAAAATATTTTTTATGAAATTAGTTGACTTAAAATTCCAGCCAGGCGTAGATAAACAAGATACTGCTTACGCAGCAGGGGATCAAAGACGTTATACAGACTCAGATTTTGTTCGCTTTCACTACGGAAAACCTGAAAGGTGGGGTGGCTGGGCTTATTTACCTAATCCCAATAAAACTATTGTGGGCGTGGTCCGTGATACGCATAGCTGGATTGGTTTAGACGGCACCAGGTATCTCGCTCTTGGTACTGACAGAAAATTATATCTTTTCTCAGAGGGTGCTTTGTATGACATCACACCAATCAGAGAGACAGCTGCACTTACAAATCCTTTTACGACAAACGGTACAACTACTGTTACGGTAACGGACTCATCACATGGTGCAGCGGAAGGTGATTTTGTAACCTTTGACTCATTTTCAACAATAGATGGATTGGATATGAATCAAGAGTTTGAAATTACTACGTATGTTGATGCAAATACATATAAAGTTACACATACAAGTACAGCTTCTGGATCTACATCAGGAGGTGGTGGGTCAGGTAATGCTAAATATCAAATAACCACAGGTCCTGCTACATCTACGTATGGTTATGGATGGGGTACAGAAACTTGGGGAGCAAGCACTTGGGATGAGCCACGGTCCTCGTCTAATGTTGTGGTGGCAGCAAGAAATTGGTCATTGGATAATTTTGGTGAAGATTTAATTGCTACCGTTTTAAACGGAGGCACTTTTATCAAAGATATTTCTGGATCTATTGATACAAGAGCAACAGCTTTATCTAATGCTCCTACTGCATCTAGATTTAGTTTAGTATCTACGGACACTAGACACTTGCTGATTTTTGGCACAGAAACAACTATCGGTAATACTGCAACACAAGATGATTTATTATTTCGTTTTTCTGATAGAGAAGACGCCACTGATTATACACCAGTTGCAACAAATGAAGCAGGTTCACTTAGAATATCTGATGGTTCGAGAATAGTAGGTGCTGTAAAATCATCAGGTCAAATACTTGTTTGGACAGATACATCGCTTCACGGTATTCAATTTGTTGGCACACCTTTTACTTTTGGTCTTAGACAGCTTGGTGCAAACTGTGGATTAATATCACAACATGCAGCGATAGAAGTAAATGGTAGAGCCTATTGGATGTCAGATGATGCTTTTTACATGTATGATGGTGTTGTCAAAAAAATGCCATGTTCAGTGCAAGATTTTGTTTTTGACGATTTAAGTTATACAAACAAGAATGATATTGCGGTAGGGCTTAACACAGCATTTAATGAAATTATTTGGTATTACCCTTCTGCAAATGCAACACAAATAAACAGAGGCGTTGCTTATAATTATTTAGAAAATACATGGTACACGGTTAGTCTTGGTAGAACCACGTGGCTTGGTGCGTACGTATACGAGTTACCAATCGCTACAGAGTACAGCGCTAGCACAACAGCAAACGTATCAACCATATTAGGTTTAACAGCTGGTGCATCTTTTATTTATGAACAAGAGACGGGTAATAACCAAGCAGATGGTACGGCTATCTCTGCTTTTTTACAAACAGGTTCGATAGAAATTGCAGATGGTGATGAGCTTATGTCGGTTAGTAAATTAGTGCCTGATTTTGATAATTTGACTAACAACATGACTGCTACGTTAACATTGGAACAATACCCACAATCTTCAAATACGGTGTCTACATCAGGAACTATTAGCAGCACAACAGAAAAAATCGATATAAGAGGAAGAGGTAGAGCAGTAAAAATTAAATACGAAACAAATACTGTTGGGGATACACCTTGGAGACTTGGCTCTACTAAGCTACAACTTAGACCAGATGGGAGACGATGATTTATATCAAAGATCAGAGTTTATCTGATCAAGAAATTAAAAAACTTATGGTTTTTACAACTCATCCATTTTATCTTTGGGGTGATAAAGATAGTGAAACACGTTGTGTGAATATTGCATTAGATCATCAAATAGCTTTAAAAATTCAAAATTATGTTTCTCACGATTCTAAATATAAAAATATAGAATTAGCTGAAATTATTACGTATCCAACTGGAGTTTCAAAAAATTTTCATTTTGACACACAAAGAGAAAGCACAACTGGAACGTCTATAACATTTTTAAATGATGATTTTATTGGTGGCGAGCCTGTCATAGAAGGTGTAAAAATCACACCAATTATAGGCAGAACCTATTTTATAGACGGAAAAATGTATAAACATGGAGTATTAAATGTTATAAAAGGTTCAAGACAGACTTTAACAATATGGTACAATAATGGCAAAAATAACAATAACTAGATTACCTAATGCTACAGAAGAGTACGATGCTAGCCAGTTTGATCAAATGGTAAGTTTGTTGGATCAAATAATTGTTTTACTTAATACAAATTATCAAAGTGATATAAAAGCAGAATCAGAGCAGGAGGCTTTTTTCTTTGGCTAATACATTTAAAAGCGCAATGGTAGATATTACCACAACAGATTTAACTGCTGTTATAACAGTTCCTACGGCTAATCCTGGTGCATCACCACCAGTTCCGCCTACTACTGATGTAGTAAAATCTCTTTTAGTTTGCAATGACTCTGGTTCAACAACTTTAGTTGATGTTGAAGTTCTCCGAGGCGCTGCAACTTTTGAATTATTTAAAGCAAAGAGTGTTGCTACAAACACAACAGAAGAATTATTGACACAACCTTTAGTTTTGCAAGAAAGTGATATTCTTAAAGTTCAAGCTAATGCTGCCAATCAGGTGCACATTATAGCAAGTTTTATGGAGGTCACGAAAGGACAACTCTGATTAACTTACACTCTTTATTTATTACTCCTATATTTTCACTACAACTTAAAGGCCACGAACATTTAATTAACAGCATTTATCAAATACAAAAGAATGACAAAAAAGGTATGCCACGGTCTAATATTGGTGGTTGGCATAGTGATGACGAAATACATAATATAAAAAAATTTAAACCTTTGGTTAGTGATATTCTTAAATATGCAAAAGATTGTTTTAATCACATGGACGTTAAAGATAATTATGCCCCTGAGATGACGGGTATGTGGGGTATGATTAACCCGCCAGGTTCACGAAACAATGTGCATACACATCCATATAATTACTTGTCTGGTGTTTTTTATCTTAAAGCTCCTAAAAAGTGTGGAAATATTGTGTTTCTAGAGCCTAAACCACAGTCAGAGGTACTATCACCCCCAAAAACAGAAAAAGCCTCTATACACCTC